CAAATCCTGTCGGAATCTCAATGCGGACGGGCGAGTTGACATCCATTAGCACGTTGATGCAGTTCCTTACTCCAATGGCACAAATAGATCCGAATGTTTTGCGAAGGCTTGACATCGGGCGTGTGGCAACACTCGCAGCAGAGATCTTGCGCGTGCCGGCTTCCGTGTTTAAGACGAACCAGGAGATGCAGGAAGAAATGGAAGCAGAAGCAGAACAAATGGCGCGCCAGCAACAGCTTCAGGAACAGATGGCAGTTGCCCAGGCGAACAATCTTATTTCAATGGCGGAACGAAACCGCTCACAAGCAACACTAGCAAATGCTAAAGCGGCAGGAGAAGGAGCGTAAAGCTCTTTACGAGCGGGTTTTTTCATCAGACGATGGCAAGCGCGTGCTAGAAGATTTATGTACGCGTAACTTCGTCTTTCAGCCGTGTATGGTCCCTGGCGATCCATATCATACACATTTCAACGATGGCCGGAGATCTGTTGTTGCAGACCTTATGAGCTATCTTAACATCAGTACCTCAGAACTGGAACGTATCGAACGAGAATCCTATGAGCGAAGAACAACCGATTTCGACAACGAATACTGAAGCACCGCAGGAACCTAGCACCATTTTAGGTGGTGGAGGTGAACCCCAAAGTGCTGACAACCTGGCATTCAATCCTGATCATCTTCCTGGCGAGCTTGCTAACGAGCCGAGCCTGCGGAACTTTGACAGTGTTGAGAAGCTTGCAAAATCCTATGTCCATGCCGTGCGCAAGCTAGGCGCTCCTGGTGAAGAACTGGTGCGTATCAACGGCGAATCAGACAAGGATGAAATTTACAACCGCTTGGGTCGGCCCGAAGAACCAGCGGGATATGAGTTTGACGGCGAGGTTCCAGATCATTTCCGTGAAGCATCACACAAGATCGGACTTAGCAAGGATCAGGCGCGCGATTTACTCAGTTACATTGCTGACCAGAACAAGCAGCAGAATGAATCGATGCGCGAAAATTACGAGAAGGAACAGGTTAATTATCAGCAGTCACTTCAGAAAGAATTTGGAGATGATTACAACAAAAACGTGGAGCTAGCACGGCGCGCGTTTCTCCAGTACGGAGATGCTGAGACTGTCAAGTTTCTGGAAGATTCCGGCTTAGGAAATCATCCAGGCTTGATCAAAACCTTCAGCCGTATCGGGCAGTCGCTTTCTGAAGATAATGCGTTGCTTCCAGGCGCGGGCGAGAATCTTGGCGGTATGTCGCCGGTATCAGCAGAGTCACGCCTTGCAGAGTTGCGCGCAGACACGGACTTCATGCAGGCATACAATGATGCGTATCATCCAAAGCATAATGAAGCCGTAAAACGCATGACTGATTTGTATCAATACATGCATTAGCATAAAAATGTTATAATTTAGTAAAACGATTTCATCCACCTTGCTTGCCAAGCAAAGCTTGAGGATAACGCGCGAGCGCCCAGGTAGCTAGCAGGCCGGAACCCCACTGTTCGGGATAACTCCAAATATGCGCAAGGGATTTGAACCTTTGACATTGGAGTTATTCTATGTCCACGCAGATAACAACTGCGTTTACCAAACAATATGCCGACAATGTTTCGCTGCTAGTTCAGCAACAAGGCAGTCGTTTGCGTAACGCCGTCAGATTAGAAACTGGCAAACGTGGCGAAGAAGTTTTCATGGAAAGAATTGGTTCCACGACTGCACAGATCGTGACCAGCCGCCATGCTGACTCTCCGCTAATTGATACCCCACATGACCGCAGGCGCGTAACGCCAGTGAGCTACGATTGGGGCGATATGGTAGATGATGCGGACAAAGTTCGCATGCTGATTGATCCAACTTCTCCTTACGCAGTCAATGCCGCGTATGCGATGGGGCGGGCTATCGACAGCAAAATTATCGAGCAGGCACTTGGAACTGCATACACCGGCAAAACTGGAACAGGGACTTCAGCACTTGGCTCCGGCCAAAAGGTTCTTGTTGATTTCAACACCTATGATTCCGGCACTGGTGATAGAGGTTTAACCATAGGTAAGTTAATCGAAGCACGCCGAATCTTAGGAGCCGGCGAAGCAGACGATTACGATATGGGCGGACGACCTAATCTGTTCTTAGTTGCAAATTCAAAGCAGCTTGCGAAATTGCTTTCTGACTCCAGCTTCGGCTCTGCATCTGCTGCGGGCGGCATTAGTGCTGCTAGCGCGGATTACAACAGTGTTCGTGCGTTGGTCAGTGGCGAGATCAATACCTTCATGGGCTTCCAGTTCATCAGGTCTGAACTCATCACGCAGGATGCTTCAAGTGATGACCAAGTGATTGCCTTCCATCGTGACGGAATCGGCCTTTGCATTTGGGATGATGTGCGCGCAAGGATTACCGAGCGTGCTGACAAGCGCTTCTCCACTTATGTTTATTTTTCCATGACCATCGGATCGGTGAGATTGGAAGAGGAACGAGTGGTTGAAATTGCTTGCGATCCTTCTTAACCCCTAGCCACTAAGGAGTCTTATGGCAAATCTGTTTGGTGTTAATTACACCGCGCAAGATCCTGTTGGGGCTGGAGATACTACCGGCACAGTTCCCGCCGCAGTAGATGTAGCCGAATGGGGTGGGCGAGTAAGAGTGTGCTATGACAGTTTCACGGCAAGTGGAGCTACTGGCGCATCTGATGTCCTTTATCTGGGAAAAGTCCCAGCAAATGCGACATTGCTTTATGGTGTTTTGCAGCATGATAACTCAAACACCAATACAACCTATGCAATTACTGTCGGCGCGACCACAGTAAGAGCGGCTGCCACAGCCACCAAAGACATCGCCCATATTTTTGGTGAGGTGATCGGCGGCACAAAAACCACTACTTTGTCAGATGTAAAGATCACTCTTGGAACTGCTGCTTTAGCAGACACCAAGAAGATTAAGTGCATGATTCTTTACACAGTTGACTGAGCGGCTAAATGGCATCAGTCGTTGATATTTGCAACATCGCTCTGAGCAATCTAGGCGATCAAAAAATATCCAGCCTGTCGGATGCCAACGAGCGGGCGCGACTCTGTAATCTCCGTTACAACGATGTGCGGGATTCGGTGTTGCGCTCTCATCCCTGGTCATGTGCTATCACACGCACGCAGCTAGCACGAAGCGACACTGCGCCGACCTGGGGCTTTGACTACGCGTATCCGTTGCCAAGTGATTGTTTGCGGGTGCTAGATGTCGAAGATTGGAATGAGCCTTATCGCGTGGAGAATGGTTCGATTGTTACCGACTCTGACACGATTAAGCTTAAATACATAAAGCAGATTACCGACCCGAATGAGTTTGATGCACTTATCATCCAGGCAATCGGTTTGCGGCTCGCATCCGAGATTGCAGAGTCCTTGACCGGCCGCCCTGAGTTGCGCAACAACCTCTTTGGGAAGTATCAGTCTGCACTAGCAGAAGCACGTTCTGTCGATTCAGCAGAGCGCGCCTATGTGGACACCCTCTGGAGTGATGTTTTTATTGAAGCGAGGCTCTAAATGGCGCGCGTTCAAAGCGTTCAGACCAGTTTTGCAGATGGGCAGATCAGCCCGCGCATGCAGGGCTACGTTGATCTTCCTTCGTATCGCTCAAGCCTAAAAGTCTGTCAAAATTATATTCCTCTCCCGCAGGGTTCGGTAGCACGCCGGCCAGGGACTTTCTACGTTTCCAGATCAAAAGATAATGGTGCGGTCAGGTTGGTTCCGTTCAACTTCGGAAGCGGACAAAGCTACATCTTAGAATTTGGTGCGAGCTACATCAGGTTCTACCGCCAGGATGCGATTGTCACCACGGATGCAACCACGATTTCGAGTGTTAATAACAGCACCAACGTAATCACGCTCGCAGATGCTAGCACCCTCAGTGTCGGTGATGATATTTACTTTTCATCCAGCGGATCGCTGCCTAACGGATTGCTCGCGAACCAGCGCTATTTCATAAAAACCAAAAGCACCAACGACATAACGCTTTCGCTAGCAGACAACACGATTGGCGCTGCATTTGATCTAAGCACAGCATCAGGTTCCGGCACGCACACAGTTAAAAAACCTCTTGAAAAATCGACAAGCTACACCGCTGGTCAGATTGATGATCTTTATTTCACGCAGTCTGCGGATGTGCTTTTTATTGCGCACCCTGATCACAAGGTTGCAGAACTGAAGCGTTTAGCAGACACGAACTGGACACTCACCGATCTGACTTTAAAGGATGGCCCTTATCTGCCGCTGAACACGGAAGATACCACGCTGACAGTCGCTTTAAGTATTAGTGATGATACTCATCGAGGATTAATTGCGGAGCTTGAGGATAGTAACTTTGATGCTTCCAACAACAAAATAAAAATCCCGAATCATGGTCTTGTTGACAATAACATTATCCGTTTCACTGGCACTCTACCTAGTGGGATTAGTGCTTCTACTGACTACACTGTAACTGATGCAACTCTTGATGAGTTTAAGTTAGATGATGGCAGTGCCGTTTCTTTCACAGGAACAGGATCAGGCACGCGGAAGGTTTACTACACAGAATTTGGTTATGAACTTGTTGGTGAGATGTCAAAGGATGGGCCAGATGCAGGCGGTGGCAGTGGGACAAACACTTTCACTCTCGTCAATCACCCGCTTGTTAATGGTCAGCGTGTTTTTTACTTAGGAGGCGCTAGCCTAACTTTAGGCGGTAGCTCAGG